TATCAGGCGCCGGCCTTCATCTTCAGCACGGCAATCTTCTGGTCGTTCTCGATCTTTGCATCCATCTCAAGCCAGCCGACGACGCCAATTACGTGCTGCGTCGCATACTTCTCGCGCAGCACCTCGATGTTGATATCCTCCGCAAGTTTGACTGCGAGACCGGAGAAATCACCGTAAGCGATCGCCATGTTGCCCGCATCCATCTTCGGCATCTGATCGGAGCAGTACACGTCAGCGCCGAACAGCGTGTAGCCCCAGCGTGACGTCATGTCCTTATTCAGGATATAGTCGCCGTCGCTGTCTTTCAGCTTGCGGATCGCGGTTCTGGTGGCCTTATTCATGATCCAGATGCAGCCCGGCTGGTATACATCCGGCACGGCCTCCTGCAGGTCGATCAGGTCGTCGCCGGTAACTGCCGTTGCGGCAGCAGCCGTAACAACCTGCTTCGCCTTGCTGATACCCTCGATCTTATCCGCAGTGCCAATCAGCATCTCTTTCTCAATCCATCTCGCGATCGACCATGCCATGCGCTCGATTACAAAACTTGTGATGTCGAACTGGCTGTTGTTGATCAGCGTTTTCGGAATCTTCGTCAGCACACCGGCAAGGAAGCCTTTCAGTGAAATGCTCTTGAACTTGCCCGCCGAAGATTCAAGGTCGTTGAACTCGTTTGCGTATGTCATCGTGATATCGCCTGAGGATTCGTCGTAATACGGAATCGACAGTTCACCCCCGACAGGGTACTTTGTCGCGAGCTGATAGATCGGACAGATGTCGATCACCTTCTTGATGATCTTATTCGCGATCGTGGACGGGATAACCGCGCCGTTTTCAGCAGTTACAAGCGTCACATCGGCACGCTCCTCGACGATACCGCGGACGTAATTTGCGAAAGCGCGCTCCTCAGCGGCTTCGTCCGGCTTGTCAGCAAGGACATTTGAACCTTCCTCAGCCCTCTGCTCCGGCTCGCTTAAGTTACGCAGACGCTCAAACGCTTCGATCGTGCGGTCGATGCCCGCGATCTCCTTCTCATACTCGGCAAATTTGCCCTCTTCCTCCTCATTCAGCGCGCGCTCTTCAGCCTCCGCGCCGTCAAGAAGCCCCTGCATAGCAGCCTGCAAAAATGCCCTTCTCTCTTTGATCTTTTTCAGATTCATGATAAAAATCCTCCTATAATTTTTGTAGGTCAGCGACACGTTTCCTTTTTGCGTGCCGGTATGTTGATGGGTTACTGTTTCAGTGCGTCAAGACGCGCTTTAAAAGCGGAATTATCATACTTTGGCGGCTCCGGCTGTGGTTCCGGCTCCGGCAAGACGAATTCAACCTGTGAATTAAGCGCCCGCTCCTCAACCTCCTCCTCTTTATCCGCACGAATCTCAACGGATGTCGCGGAATAAACTGGGTTGCGGTACATCAGCAGCGAGATCTCATACATGTTAAAATCTTTCACATGCCGGATAGGAAGCGCATCTGCACGCTCTTCCACACTATCCACGACGTTCTTCATTCCAAACGACCAACCGCGCAGTTTCTTCGACTTTGCGCCCTCGATCACCTCCGCGTCTGCGACCACAGCCTCCGCGCGCAGTCCGATCTCGTCCTCGCTGACAGTCAGTGTGCCGTCAATTGTTGACGCAAGCAGCCGGTTCGGATTGTGATCAAGCAGCATATTCACCTTGCCGCCGGCGCGCTCGATCGCCCTGGCAAAAGCGCGCTGCTCCACTACCTCAATTACTCTGCCCCGCGGCGTCAGCACAGGCCGCGACTGCCTCCCTGTCACGTTGACATATCCGCTGATATGTACACCATCTGATCTTAATTCAACCTTCATACCTCTTCACCTCCTCTCCAGTTCTCAAACCATTTCTCGACAAGCCCGTAAAACAGTTCTTTGTCCGGCCTGCTTGCATCATTTTTGATGCGTTCAAGGCAGACCTCTTTCGGTGTGTCCATGACTTTCAGCTCCGCCCGCAGATACGTCCGCCACTGCCGCAGCGTCGCCGGATCCGTCTCGGTCGTGATGATATAGCATTTCCCGGAGCCCTTACCCTCGGCAATGCCGCGATATACCGCGTCCCGAACAACTGTCAGCATCGGCACAAGCTCTGATGCCTGCGCGTGCAAATCGTTGTTGCCGGACAGTGCGCACTTTATCGCGTCGAGATCAAGCACCATCTCGCCCGGTTGCAGCCGCTCATGCACCCACGTCGTCTTTCCAGATCCCGGCGGGCCTGTGATGATCAGATTCTCGCCTGTATAGGCGCGCTGTTCCTTATCCACAATCACTGGCGACTGCATTGCATTCATATCCTGTAAGGCGTTCGTGTTCGGCGTGTAAATCTGGCCGGTTTTCGGATTCAGAAGTACCTGGTCAAGCCCCAGTGTGATCCACTCGAAGCCGATCGGCGCCCTGTCCTCCTGCTCGCGCACCTCATCGATCTGAAGGAAATTGTTTTTCAGACCGATCTCGTACGCTTCATACCGCTCCTTGATGTCCCCGCGCAGAAGCTCTCTGGTATCGAACGCCCAGTAAAGCTCCGTTTTTTCCGATTCAAGCAGCATATCCCGGTCAAGAGAGCACTCGATATCATACATGATGTTGACGCAGGTCTGTAGAAACGCCTTGCGATCTTCTGCAGTCGCATTGCCGGTCAGGATTGACGCCGGCACACCGAATAGCTTGCAGATCTCCGCGCTGTTTGACTTTTTGCTTTCGTCAAGCTGCATCTCAACGGATGTATTCGACGCCTCGTGGAATTTTACGCCATTGTTCAGCACAACGACATTTTCGGAGTTGTTGGAATACAAACGTTTATATGCCTCGCGCAAAGCATCCATCGCTTCTGCGGTCAGACGATGCTCCGATTCCAAAAATCCTCGCTTGTTCCCGCCTTTTTTGACAAGATTTTCTTCATACACCAATGCCGCATAGGTCAGGCTGATCAGTAACGGATTCTCCTCGACAAGGCTCACCGACTTGATCCCATCCCTTGACCGACGCAGGATCTTCAGGAAATTGCTCGGATAATACCGTTTTCCGAGTACCATGATGTCGTAATCTTTGAAAATCGGATCCTGATTCTCCAGGAACGAAATATTTTTTTCATCGACGTAGTGGATGCTGAAGGTCTCAAGCCCGGACATGTTGATAAAAGCATACCCGCCCTTACCTAACAGGTAATCCTCAACCATCGCCCGCCAGAACTGAGAAGCAGTCAGTGTGTCGCCGGTTTCATTGTTCAGCAGGAATACCCTGCGGTCTCCATCTACCTCTGCAACCCGGCCGTCCTCCGCTTTGCGGTACAGCTTAATCGGTGTCGACGAAATCACGGCAGCAATCCGACTGACACACGACTTGACTGCCGGGATCTGCATCGCCATTTCCTTTGTGACTGTTCGCGTGCCGGTCCCGAACAGCGCATTCAGCAGGATCGTATCGACAAACGAGGTATTCACAACTTCCGCTGCCGTGTTCTGTATGGTATCTGCTCGGATTTCCGGCTTATTTTTCTTTTTCTTTGCCATATCTTTACCCCACAATCATCCAGTCGTCAGCTAAGCAGTCCGTGATCGACGGCACCCAGATAGCGTGTGATCCGTCCACCGTTTTGATCTGCAGGTACGGCTCACAACAGAATAACTCACCCTCCTGCATTCCCCACGCTTTTGCTGTCTGCGCATTGCACGGGATCCCGCTCGGGTACGCCTTCTGATACACAACAAACAACCCTTTGCCGTTCCACCCTATACGGGCTATGTGACATCCCTTCTTTGCGGCCTCGAGTGCAAGGCCAAACGTCATAGCATCACATTCCCTGTATGATTCCTCGAAGATTTTCCGCGGCGACCAGGATTCATAACCATCCGGGTATTTTACAAGATACCCCTCGTCTGCCGGATCCTCGCCTGCCGGAATCTGCCACCCACGATAAAGGTTATACATTCCTCTTGTCATGGGCCGTGCCTCGATCTGCTTCGTTCCAATATACTTTTTCATTGTCCTTACCCCCTTAGTACTGGCACACAAAATCATGCCCGTATAAAAGCTCCTGCTGTAGCAGGTACAGCGCGTTTATGTTTGTTACAACCATATCAACCTTGCCGACTGACTGCTTTTTGTTGACATAGCGGTTCAGGTTCGTGTCCTTCGTGCACCGAGCGTTTTCGAAGTTGATCTCAAGCATTCGGTTCGAGAAATAGCGGTACTTCTGGTTCAATACCAGTTCCTCAAGCCACTTTGTCGGCATGTGCAGCACAGATGAATGTTGCTTGATTTCCACGCACTCAATACCCTCGGCCTCCAGTTTTTGTACGGTCGAGATACAGTTCCATCGGTCATAACCAACCTGTACAATCTCCACGTCGAGCATGTCTGGAAGTGCTATGATAAAATTCTCGACGAATGAATAATCAATCACCTCGCCGCCGCATGCGAAGCATTCGCCTGCCGCGATCAGTGACCTGTAATCTACCTTTTCCCGGAAGGTCTTTTCGTCTATGCGGTCAGCAGGGATAAAACCCCACGTTTGTGAATAAACGTATCCGTCATCCTCCGTCACCATGCAGACGGACGTGTTATCATTTGATAATGACAGGTCAAGCCCGAGCCACACGCGCCTTCCACGCCAGAACTCCGGGTTGTCATCGATCCGGCAGAGCTTCACCTTCTGGATATCGATATATCCCTCGGTTCCCAGGCCCTTGTACTTGATGTTATTGTGCTTGCACAGATAATTCTCACGAAGCTGCTCCATCAGCACGGCACGCGTGCGCTTATTGACGATCTCCCGGAAGATATGCTTGTTCTTAACCGCGACCGGGTTGCTCTGGTAAATGATATTGTCCTCAGTTTTCCATGCGTCCCCGGCTTTATAATGATCGTCCGGCTCGTAGAGCAGCGCGAAATAGCGGTGATCGGTAAACGCCTCGAGGCGGTCGATCGTCTTTTTCGCAATGTCAATCTCGGTTATCAGGGCATTGTTATCGTTCGGGTACTGGGTGCTGATGATAATACCAAGCTTGCTGGCAAGCGTGATTTGACCAGACCGCATAGCCTCAACCGGGTAGTTATCCATTGCCCCGGCTTCGTCTGCAAGAAATGCCGTTGGCATCTTACCGTCCATTTTGTCCTGACTGTACGCCAGCGGAATGTATTCGCTGTCTTTGGGTACACAGCGGATACAACTGCGCATAACCTTAAACGCCGGATCAACCTCATCACACAGTGCCGGGCTTGATTTCAGAATTTTCTTCAGCGCAATCTGAAGCTCTGACGATAGCTTTAGATCTGGCGCAACGGAAAAGAACCGGGAAAACTCCGGCTCTATCAACATCAGGATAATGAATATTACTGCACTGTTAAACGTTTTAAAGTTTTTTCTACAGATCTCCAACAATGCAGTCGTGTAATACCTGATTTTACAATTTTCAAAATCTACCCCGCTATCCTCGTACGGTTCCGTACCTTCCCGGCACATCGTGCATAGCGCAGCCACAGCGAAAAACCATGCGTAGTCTTCAAGCCCATCATACATGCTGCAATGCAGGTCCGGGTGGATGATCAGTTTCAATAACCGGCAAATTTTCTGATATGCTTTCTCGTCAACGTATGCCTCCGGATCGCTTCCGTCTGCAATGTCAAGCCATAGCTTCGCCTGTCGCTTCACATATACCGGGACTTTTCCTTCCGTCTCCTCAAGGCACCAGGACGCATACTGATAAGCTTTTCCTTCCCTGACCGTCTCACCCATCTTTCAGCGCCTCCAAAAGCGGATTGCTTTTTGCCGCCGGCGGGACAGGTATTGTCTGAATAGATGCCTTGACCGTCCATCCATTTTCCTTTTCAATATCAAGCATCATCCGGCGCTTTGTCTGAATCTGCTTATCTATGCTCAGCATGTTCTCCTGCATATCCGCCTCGATGCGGTACGCCTCTTTCCAGCGCAGCTCCTCCTTCGCGATCAGGGCATCCTTCCTCGCGCAGAACTCCTCGAGCTGATCAAAAATACTCTCCCGCTTTTCGACAAACTCCATGCATTCTGCGCACAGCATACAATACCGATTGACAACATTGCGGTAAATATCGTCGTCCTTTTTCAGTTTGCGCAACAGCTTCTTCATTCGCAGGAACTCGCCATGTGCAAGCTTGTTACTTTTCGTCTGCGGCGTTTCCTTTAGCGGCTCGCCGGTAAGCGCAGCTTCTTCAGCCCGCTTTCTTGCCGCCAGCTCAGTTTTTGCTTTATGTGCCTTCCCGGTCTGTTCAATGACCTCGGCTGATTTCTTCGGTGTCGGCATCCGGCTCACCTCCTTTACGCGGAAAGTTGATCAGGGAATATTTTTCACATGATGGAGCAGGTGTCGGTCGGGCGAATCTCCGTTCGGCATACCCCTATACCCCCGGGGGACTCTCCTGCTCCTGTATGATCTCAAGGATCGCCTCTCGAGGTATCGCTCCGCTCTCGGCCATATCATGATGTACAGCGCACAGCGTGATCAGATTGTCATCATCAAGCCGCCTGTCGTAGTCCTCCTCGATCGGTACAACATGATGCACCGACAGCTTGTTCCCATTCAGCCGTCGTACTGTTCCTGGAAATCCCCTAATGCAGCATTGACACAGGTACTTGTCCCGCTCCCGTATTGCGATGCTTTTATCCCGCCAGCTCTGCGTACTTCTGAATCGCGAGATATCGTCCTGCCGCCGCGCGTACCTGCGCTTCGGCTTCCGTCCGCAATCAAACTTTGAATCGTGAATCTTGCCACAGTACTTACAAGCCTTTAGCATCTGGCGTCGCCTGCCTTGTGTCAAGCAAAAACGCCCAGATCATTCTGGACGTCTTGCTATGCGGATTAAGTTGTGATCCCCCAAGGGGAAGCGGTGCACCTGGAATCGGACCAGGACTCAGGGCGCTACCCTGTCCATCTACCATTGATGGTATACACCACAAATGAAACATCAGGATTCATTTCAATCCACGCCCCATGCCGGAGCGACAACGAAACGTCAGGACTCGAACCTGCGGCTCGCTTTTACGGCTCATGTCGCCTCCCGATCGGGCGAACGCTTCGGATACGGACCTTAACAGGCCCGTGCTAAGTTGAGTTTACGTCCCAACGATAAGACGAATCAACCGCTGCGCTGTGACACACAGCGGTTGAGAAAGGAGATATACGAAAAACGAATGACAACACAAGTAACCAAGCAACCAAGGTACTGTACGGCAACTACATACCAGCGCCCCTGCCGGTATGCGCATTGTAAAGATAACACAGATTTAGCGGACATGAACGGACATTTTCAAAAAAACTTTAAAAAAATTATTCGCTTTTTTCGAGGTATCTGTCATGCCGCTTCCGGCAGCTATCCTCCGTGTATTTCTTTTTCGGAAACAAGCTACTCATCCGGCGCGCGACCTGATGCCACGTCAGATCGTCAAGATAATAAAAGCGGAACATCATGCGCAGCTCGCTTTTTGGAATCGCGTTGATAAAATCATCTACTTTGTTCGTCGCCTCCAACAGGTCGTCCTCCAGGATCTGAAGCTTTGCTATCCTTTGCCTTGTCATTTTCTTAACCCGCTCGTATTCCGGGAACGGAAACCCGGTAACCTTGATCGGCCCGATTGTAAGGTCGGGCCTGCTTCCGGTCACAGTATCCGCCACCAGATATCCTTCCTCCTTTGATTTTTCCAGATACCGCTCGCCCTCCTCTATCCTCCTGCGCAGATCTCTTGCCTCCTGCTGCATGGCACAGTATTGTTCCAAAATGTCCTTGTTTATGTTGTCCATCGGTATCGCCTCCTCCCGTCTGATGCCGTCATTGACTTTTGCCTGTAAAATCAATCGCCTGTCCACACCAGCGGCAATGCTCGTCCGAACCAGTGATAAACTTTCCGCAGCTCGGACAATGATATATTTTCGTACCACGCTTGAACGTGATCTTTCCTATTTGCAAATCAGTGTCGAGAATCTTTCTGATAACCTCTTTTGGTATCTGCTTTTCCAGCGTCTCAACCGCCAGCTCCATCGCCTCGTAATATTCCGGGATTTGCTCTCGGTAATCTGGTAAGGCGAGCTGTTCCCTGAATAATTCAATCGCTTTTTCTGGTGTCATTCCCTATCTCCTTTCTGCTCATTCATTCTCCCAACCAGAACAGCCTGTTCCATTCGGTTACTGCCCTAGCTTTTGTAACCCCTTCTGCCTTGTTCCCGCAGCACGGACATACCACAGCAAAGCCCCGCAACCCAAAAGGCTTATGCTTAATATCTGACGACAGGCATCCGCATCTCGCACATGGCTTTCGTGATTCTATGTTCATTTCTTTCCCTCCCACATGTAACAGTTTATCCGGCAAAACTCTCCAAGCCGTGGAACGTAACTGCAACCGTTCCGTCTTCCGCAATCATTGCAGTTATGCAGTCCGCTTATATTTTTGCTGTACGTCTTGTATCCGTCACATTCGTCGACAGTCCCGATCTCACGATACCGCCGCAACTCCTGTATGGCACAAACAACCGTATTCAGTATGTCGACGTTCTTCTGGCATACATTTTTATCGGCGTCACTGTTTGTTTTCATAAAGCTAGTTATCGTGTCTATCCTGTGTCTGCATTCCTCCGCATGGCTTTCAAGCATTTTCGTCCACCGAATATCACTCGCTGTCCGACTTTCCCCGAAATCTGCTTCCTGACAAATCGGATCTCCGCTTTCTGATCCGGAAATATGAATACTTTCCAGATCGCAAGAACCATTTCCGTTATTATGTGCACATCCTGTCCCGTCACAATTTATCCTCATCAGTCAATCCTCCCTTTGTCCGGCAGCTCACGCACCTCCACTTTCGCCGCGTCAATCTCCGTGACTGTCACGTGCTTAAAATCAGCGTCTCCCGCCGTTAGAAGCGTCACCGCCCTCAGTACATCAGTTTTTTTGCAACTGTTAATGAATTTCTTAATTGCCTCATCCACATCCATCAGCCGTCCCTCCTCCTGTAACTACTCCCACCCATCCTGAACCATTTTCGGTTTATACTCACGATCCGTATAACCCTCTCCGTAGCACAGGTCGCAATCAACATATTTATGCGTACAGCTCGCTCCCCCCTCCCGATCATACAACCAGCACTTTTTCTCCATTCTTCCAGTGCCCTTGCATTTTGGACATTTATAAATTTTGTTTCCCTGAATTTTCTTTACCAAGCTCCCAAGGGTAATATTTTCTCCATATCTCTCCATCAAAGATACTGCTTCACAAACTCTCATTGCAATTGATCCTCCTGTTCCACTCCCTTATCGCTTCGTCTCGTTCATCCGTCACGGCATATATCTTTCCCGTGTTACTGTCCATCGTAAATATGATTCTATGATCCTCAGGGATCCGCACACCACAATGCGCGCACTGAATTCCGAAATCGTAGATAGCACAGGTACTTGTGCTATTAATCCCCAATATTCGAAACTTCGCCTCGCCGCTGCAGAAAGGACACGGCAGCAGCTTTTTATTGTCGCTCATTTTCTCACCCGTCTCCTCTCTATCTCCAGATACCTGAAACTCTCCCGGAATCCTGACTCCGACAGGCAGCTTACATGATGCGGAAATGCTCTGACAACCGTATACTTCCGCGCCCTGTCCGGCTCGTCGTCTCCAAATCCCTGCAGATCGTTCCGCCCTCTCAGGTAAATCACCCGTCCCGGCATACACTTCTTTTGCAGGCGTTTGATGCTTTCAGTCGTGTAGTGGATGGGCTGTGCTTGTGATATGCCGTGTATCATTCTGTTTCCTCCTGTTCCAGAAGCTCCGGGTTATCAAGTACATTTCCGATAACCTCACATTTGCCCGCAAAATACATCATATCCTTTCTGCAGTTCTTGTTTCTTTTGTGCTTATGTTCCAAGTAAAATCCAAGATTTCCGCACTGGAATGTTTCCGGCATGTGGAAATCCTTGTATTCTCCAAACCTGACAACAGAATTTCCGCAAGCAAAACACCATTCATTTGAAACAATATCATTCTCCCAGATCTTCTCACAATTCTTATCGGTCAGGCCGGTGTACTGACAAATGGTTTCCGGTATTATGCTGTACGCCTGGGATCTTTTTTCATCTTCATAATTTACAAATATCATGTAGCTTGGTTTATAATCTCCATTGCTGTAGAATCTCACAAAATATCCTTCTACCCACTCACCATTATCAATACGTTTTGCCTTAAATAAAATCTCCCGCATCTCCCTACCACCTCTTTTCCCACCAGTCAAACATGACCGCAAATATCGCCCAGAAAGCAACAATCACGCATGCAATCAGCCAACCAATCAAAAGTCCTAAAATAATATCCTCCATTACTTTTCCTCCCATCTGTCGCATCTCTCGCACCGCGGCTTGCTGCTCATTAAGCTCTTGCCGTTGATAAGCGTTGCTTTTGGACAGCCTGCCTTTACATATACGCCAAACTCCCCGGCCTTTATCGCGTGGCGGCAGGTCTCGTATTTTTCTTTTCTCATTCTCATTTTACCTCCCGCGCCTCTGGCACTTTCGGCATCGGGAACGGCCTGCATCCCATATACCTCCGCACTCTGTTGACCGCCCGCGTCCACTCGACGTGGAATTCATACGGCATCAATACAGGCTCTTTTTCCTTGCACGCCATTCCAAGCTTTACGCGATACCTGTTTATCGTGCAACTTGACACACCGACGCGTCGTGCGATTTCGGGCGTCGTCAGTCCTTGCCGCAGCAGCTCAGTGATGGTTTCACCGTATATGTTCTTCGCTCCTCTCGCCATAATTACTCCTCCTTATACGGTTTTGGTAGCGGCATCCATGCGATAACCTCGTCGATTTCCGGCATCAATTCGCACCGAAGATTACCAAACCACCAGTACCAGTGATAGCTTTTTCCATCGTCATCCTTTTCGCAGTAAACCGGGTACCTCAGCTTATTTCGTTTTTTCAGCAGATTATCCTTTACAGTAACAATCAGCGGCACATCTGCGGGCGGCGGTCCATCTTTGATTGAATACCAGGTTTTCGTGATAGTCTGTTCATTCGTCATCTTCATTTTCCTGCTCCTCTCTCATTTCCGTGTACTCCAGCAGCAGCCTCAGCCCTGCCACAACCGCCCGATGCTCCTGCATCATTCGCTCCGGCAGCTCTGGCTCGTTCTTCACCCGTGCCTCCTCATTTAGTTCCTCCATCTGCGCAAGCTTGCATTCCCTGTCGTATAGAATGTCCCGGAGAAACAGCGAGGTGAAACGCGGCTCTGACGTTTCCTCGGCCCGTGATTCAATTTCTGATTGATCCGATACGGTTTCCGGCGTATCCGATTCGCAAATTGGCTGTATTGATTCGGTTTCCGCCTGCTCTGATGCGGTTTCCGACACGATCGTTCCGCTTTCAGGCTCTTGACGCTCGGCTGATAGCGGTTTGTATTCTCCTCCTCCAGATCCACAGCAGTTGGGACACAGGTCAGGATTGCCGGTCAGCGAAGACGCATTCGCACAATCATCACATAAAAGATCCTCATCCTCCTCGCGCTCGTCCCTGGCTTCTGCTGCCTCCTGGGCCGGATCGTCCTTCGACTCATCATCCAGCTCGTCCTGTACCCCATCCGCATCATTTTTGTGCGACGTCGCACATTCCGGCAATGTTGGCTCCACGGCCTCCTGCTCCTGCACGGCTTCCGCCTCTTTCCGCTTCGCGACTGACCGGCTACATTCGTACTTGCACGGCGTCTCGCACTCTTCGCAGCATGGTACCGGCATTCCGTCGGCGCGAACTTTCGCCAGATCAACGTCTACGAACTGGCATATACTTCCGACCTCCTCCTGCAGCGTTTCCGTCTGTTCCAGTATCGTACATGGGAATGGATTTCCACACGGCGCATACACGCACCAACATTCCTCGCCGCGGATCGCGCACCCTGATAAGTGACATCCGAAGCATTTCTGATTGTCACAGCCCGGTGTTGCAATCAGGCTGTCCGGCGGATACACCCGGCGCGGATATCCAAGTGCAGATAATGATGCAGCTTCTGCTTTGCTTACAGCCTTGTCATAACCCAGGCAACCATTTTTACGGTTTTCTTTTCTACGCATTCGCCATTAGATACGCAGGTCTCGCAAAGCACATCCGCCGTCGGCTCCGGCTTCCTGATCTCCCGGATCTCCTTTACCGTCATATCCGGCGTCACGTCTCCCACCTGCTCGTCGGTCAGGTAAAGCATCTCCTGCAGCTGGCTTTTGCCAAAACCATTGTACCGGTCGGCAAGAACCGGGCTATTGCCGCCATCGGAAAAGCGATCGTTGATCGCCATCCACCGGCTTGCTGTGCTGCGCTGCAGGCCGTACTCCGCCTCCGCAAACTCCCAGATACTGCCGTAGCCGTCCTCGCAGTAGCCTTCTGTATCGCGGATGTATTTCAGGTAATAGCCGACAGCGACGAAGCTGCGTGTCACGTTTTCAATGTTTGTTTTAAGGATTATCTTTGCGTCCTTGTAGCTGATGTCGCTGTACCATTGTTTCACGTTATTCATCCCGTCACTCCTTAGTCTTGTCCTCATCGAACCTCTTTTCGATCTGCCGTGAAACGTCCCGGATCAGTGTCATGCACTCTACTACATGCTGTTTTGCCTCGCCGGTATCCGTGATATCATCGTCTGCATATGCGCGCTGCGCGGCCTGCTCTGCCTGGACAACCAAATACTTCATGATTTCGAAATCAAAATCGCGTGCACGGTCAGCTTCTTCAGAGCTTTTTAAGGCGGACAGCAGGTTATTTACACACTGATCTGTTTTCGGATCTTTTGGATCGAAATAAGTGGAGATATCTGACGCATCTACATTCGGCGTGCCAGCTGCCTGTTGGTCGGCCTTGATTGCATCGATCACATCCGGGAGGATATAGAGCATGATGTATCTCTCCGCGGCACCCCACGCATTTATCAGGCAGGTGGAACAGCCCCGCTTGCTCCGCTTAGTCCATCCCCATCTCTCCCAGAGCCTGATAACGATACCACAATCAAAATCTTGTGCATCAAGGAACGAATGTAATAAATCCTCTTTGATGATCGCCAATTGTACGGGCTGTCCATCTCGCGCGTCTTCTTTGATCTCGCCACATTGTGGAATGTCGCTTGTTGCATCAAACCATTCGCGGTTTCTATCAATCATGCGCATCGTATAGATGTATGCCTGTTTCGCCTTAAGTTCTCTGTCTTTTTCGATTGTCAGATGCTCGTTTGCATTATGTTTCATGTCGTTTTCTCCTTTCACTCTGCTCCGCCGCCATTATCTAAAAGCTGCTTTTCAAGCTCCGCATAATCATAATCACGCTGCTTGAAATTATTGAATCGGTTCTTTGACTTCCCCTCCTGCTTCTTTCCTACCGCAGCCTTACCCCGGAGCGGATAGAAGCTTTTCCAACCACTTGCTACAGACTTATTCACGATGGCGATCCTCTCCCGGTCATCGGCCCCGATCGAAAGCAGTTCGCTTCGTAGCGCTGTGATCTGCTCTGCCGATATCTTGTCTCCGTTCTTTTCACGGGCAAGCAGGAATAGCCGGAAGGCGCTTTCGAGCTCTGCGTTAGGGAACGGTTGATCCGGCGGAGCCGCATATATATCTTTTTTATTTTCTTTTTCTTTTATATGGTCTGTTTCCGAATTTTGTGGATTTATTTCGGAATTAATTTGGTTTATTTCCGAATTTTCCTGCTTAATGGGTGAATTTAATAAAGGCTCCCCGTTTTCCCCGTTTTTTTCATTTCCGTTTTCGTCGAGGAGCCAGTATTCTTTATTATGGAGCTGTCTTTTCATCAGCTTTACCGCTATCTTGTAAAAACGTTTCTGAATTCCAACAGAGGTGATGATGTTTTTCGTCATGAGGTCATCATCAACGAGACCTATCTCAGAGCAAAAGTGCACCACTTGCACGACAGCCTTTTTATTCTTCACCCACTTGTTCCCGATCATCTTCATGATCATTCTTGATAGCTTATCCAAGGGGATCTCTGCGTAGTATCCGTGCTTGTATACGATACATAGTATACAGTCATACACGGTCACACCCAGTGGACCATAACGGTCCAGTAAATCGAAGATCTTGTCGTCTTCGTAAAAATCCACCATTTTCGGAAAGAAGTACAGACCTTGTTTATGCGGAGCACCGCGTCCCACATCTGTCACCTACTTCCGAAACATATTTTCTACGGCACGAGTTTCGCTGCCTTGTACAGAGAAAGGAAATCCTCGAGGGATACCGTTACCTTCCACCCTTCCCGGTTCTTCCGATGGAATACAGCCGGGATTTCTCCCTCTCTGGCATCGTTCCTGGCCTGCTCCATCGCCTTTTCTATGTTCAGGGTTTCCACCCGCTTGCATTCGATATGAATGCCAGGGAGTCCTGTCACATCCGCATCACCGTTACTGCCACAGTACTGTTGTCCCCTGCGGCAATCATAACCATGTTCTTTCAGGATCCGCGCAAGCTCCAGCTCCCCGTCCTTCCCTTTCCGCCTGCTGTTCATAAGCTTCCTCCATTCCTCCTGCCGCCCGGAAGCAGCAGAAGGAAAACTGATTATGCAATGATCGTGATCCGGCAGGTTTTACCCAGATCGGCCAGATGCTCCGCGAAATAATCTTTGATGTCAGCCATAGCCTTATTCTTCCAAAGGCCGCCCTGTGCTTCGATCAGCTTGAAAACGGGTTTATCATGCTCATCCCCGATGCGGAAAACGAACTCGCTGACCGGCTGGTCGATCTCAAGGAATGTGCGGTACGGCTTCAGCGTGACCGGATTCGGAACAATAACGTCCGTCTTTGATGCAATCCCCTGCCTGATCGTTGTCTTCTGGGAAACGCCGTCGTCACCATAGTTTGCTGTCGTCTTCGCTTCGACGTTCCCGGCAACCTTCTGAATCAGAAGCATATCCTCCGTAACCTCGAAACACGCCTGCAGCTCGATCAGAAATCTCTCCTGATCCTGCCACCTGTCGAACTGGAAAGACGGGACATTGCAGCTTGACTCAAACAGACACTCCCTTTTGCGTTCCGCCGTCAGCCCGGAATACAGGCGCACCTTTGTCGGGCTGACTACATGCAGGATCATACTGGGCCGCAGCTCCCCGCCGCAATTCCTGATGTAGTCTACCATAGCAGTCAGGGTTGACGCCTCAATGCTTGACGCAAACGGCTCATCATCATAGCGCTTCATGCTCTTGTCGCAATAAGTCTTTCCGGCGATCTCAACCACCTGCGGCTTCATTGCCTCCTCTTTTAACCCTGTCAAATAACGTAATGCTTTTTCAATCATGATCTTAACCTCCTTCTTTTATGCCTGTCTTACTTTTCTCATGTCCAGAATTCTGGACGGTGCCTGTGCTTCAAAGATTTCGCCGGTGGACGGATCAACCGTGCGGACTCCGTAAGAATCCCCGGATGCGTCATCCTCGGCAAGCTGAAGCTGCCCGGGGAGCTGGTTCCCGATTTCCACCGCTTCAACCTCGCCTGTTTTCAAGTTCTTGCCCATGTTCATAGCTGTGACCGCCCCGAGAGCCGGTGCGAGCGTTGATTTTGCCTGAACGCCTGTCGTCACAAAATCCCTTGACTCGTTCGGCTTGAACTCGATCGCGACCGTGATCCGGCGCTTCGCGGTTGCTTCCGTGTTCGGATCCTGAATATTCTCCGTCACCTTCAGAAGCTCCCGGTTGATCTGCGCTGAGAATGCCCCATTTGCGAAATCTTCCATATTGATATGCTTCATCCT